TGCAGCCAGTGAGGCTGCTGACTCCGGCCACGTCCAGCACAGCCTTGCAGAGCGCGCGCATCATTTGTGGCTCAACGTAATCATCGGCGGGATCGCCGAATTCTTCGTGGACGCGTTCCATCGCCATAGCCTTCACCGCCAGGCCTTCAAGCGTAAGGCAGGGCGCAGCGATGATCGCGTCGTTTAGCTGCCCTTCAAGCTCGATCGTCCGGTCGATATCGGCCAAGGCCTTTACCAGGCCAACTCTCACAGCGCGCCTTTCCTCGCTGATTTTGTAGTCCGCCCGCGCCGCGAGAATTTCATAAGCCCGCCTTTGTCCGCGCAATGATGGCTTAGAATTTCCGAAAATGCGATCAAATTTCCCGAAATTACATTCCGACTTTTCAAGGTCAGTCGGCCGGCGGCGCCGGCGCGATGTAATCTTTGTAGTTTCGAAATATTCGCATTCGGCGACGCTGTACACATCACCGATGCGATTTTGTAGGCCGCTGAAATGATCGCGGAAAATATGCCAATCCCATCGCGCAACGCATGCTGCCGGCGGCAAGGGCGGCGTTTCGTCGGTATATCGATCAGACACCTCAGCGCAGCGCTCGTTGGCTGATTTTAGCGCGGCGATCATATCGCGATATCGTTCGCCCAATGCTAGAAGTTCAGCATCGGGATGGTGTTTTGAATACGCGGACGCAACTGTCAACATTTTCGACTCCTGTGCTAGCGCGCGCGCTGGCTGCGCGGCATCGGGAGTTTCGCAGAGATCGGCAGCGTTGTGATTCTGTTTCATGGTTGGCGCTCTTCGGTTTTGGCTTTCTACGGCCGTTGCCGGTGGCAGACCGGCAGCCGGGAGGTAGAAACCTGCCGAAGAGACAGGCGGCGCGCTTTTAGGGTTTCCCCCTGGACATGGCAGCGCCCTCCCGGCCATGATGACCAGGTGGCGCTGCCGCCAAGCAGCGCACGTCAACTCCCGCGCTGCGGGAGTTGTTTCGGCAGACCGCCCGCGCCAACGGGAAGGCCGCCTATATCTTCGGTCCGGGTTTCTACGCCCAGAATCAATTTAGCACGGCAACCGGCGCTTTCAAAGCGCCGGCCGGTCCGTTTGTGGTCGGGTCCGCTTAGGCCGGCGGGGCGGCTGAGGCCGGGAAGGACCCGGCGGCCTGTTCGATAAGCTTGGCGCGCGGATCGTCGGCGTCCAGAAACCGAAGCGCAGGCACGATATCCTCGATCGCCTCGATCGCTGCGATCGGGGGCGCCATCGCCGCGAAAACCGACTTCATAAAATCCTGCATTTTTCATCCTCCATTTGAACGATCGAACCTTGCCGCACAAAGATTGCCGGAGCGTTAGGGCGAGCCGGACATCGCTTCCGGCATTGACGTGCCGGTCGAGCCGGTGGTGCCGGCGGCCGGCGCGCCATTGATACTCACGCCGCCGATGCTGTTGCGGACCGACTGAATAATCCTGGTAATAAAATCCGGCGACGGCTCGATCACCAGCTTGTTTGTGATCTCGGCATTGCCCTTCAATTGCACTTCGGCCGGCGCGGCGCCAGGCGGCATGTCGAGCCAGTTAACAAAATCGAGCGCCGATCCGCGCGGCCGGCGACCGCGCGGATCGGCCGGCGGCAGCGGGCCCCGGTAAGGCAGGAACGGGCCGATGGTTTCGCGGCCATTGGCAACGGTTGCCGGGTCGACGGCGGGCAGTTGAATGCTGGATGCGGCGATTTCAAGCTTGAGCAAATCGCGCTGCGTGCGCAGCGTTTCGAGCTTGGCGCGCGCCTGCGCCGGATCGCGGCCGAGGCCGGGGCGCTTCTTGGCGGTCGCCTCGGCGGCGGCGACATCGTGCTCGGCGACGGCGACGTTGGCCTCCAACTCCTTCAAGCGTTCTTGTTTTTTTGCTTTGAAATAGCGATGCTGGATTTCTTCCCAAGTTTGCGGCTGCCCCGTTTGCTTGCGATGCTCCGGGTTCAGCGACGGGTCCTTGAGCCGCTCGATCGAGTCCAGCGTCGACTCGATGGTCTTGGCGATGCCCTGCAAGAGACTCGAGCCACCCATCGCATTCGTGAGGCGCCCGATTGACTCGACGGCGCGGTCCCAGCTTTCCGCAAGACGATTGATCGAAATTTTGCTGCGTTTCGTCACACGATCGAAATCGCGCGCCGCCGAGCCCTTGGCGTTGTCTAGCTGCTTCATGACGTCGCCAAGCAGGTCCTTGAACGACAGCAGGGCGCGCATGCCGCGGGCAAATTCCATGTCGCTGAACAACTGAGGAATCTTTGAAAGATCGCCCTTGGTCGCCTGTTCGGTCAAGCCCATGAACACCTGTAGAAGGTCCTTACCTTCCTTGCGCGCGTTGGTCATTTCCTTGCGCAGATCGATTCCGAATTTTTTAAAGCGGGTGACTGTCTGATCGCTTTCCAACTTGGCGAACACGTTCTGGACTGAGGCAGCCGCTTCTTCGGTCGTACCGGTGCCGGCGCGCACCGCCTGCAACAGCGCGACGACGCGCTTGAGGCCGTCCTCGCCCTTCATACCGACCGCCACCGCCGCCGGCAGAATCGATGGCAGATAGCGCGCCATATCTTTCAATTCGAACTTGCCTGCTTTGCCGCCGGCGACCAGGATATCGAAGGCCTCTTGCATTTTGCCGGAGGCGATGCCGAGGTTCTGGCCGAGCGCCAGCGCCGTGTTAGCCATGTCCTTGGTTTCCGCGCCGGCGGCTTGCGCCGTCCGCGCAATCGCCGGCATCGCCGGCATGGCCTGCGGCAGGTCCCAGCCGCCGGCGACGAGTTGCTCAAGGCCGGTGGTCACCTCGTCGAACGGTTTGCCCGAATCGTATGCGAGATTTCGCAACGTCTTTTGAAGTTTTGCGATCTCGGCATCGGTCGCGCCGGCGGTGATGCCGATGCGGGTGATCGCCATTTCGGTATCGCCAAAGCGCTTGATCGCCCGTGTCATGCCGTAGCCGGCGGCCAGCGGGCCGAGCATCCGGCCCGCGGTTGCGACCGCCGCGCCGGCGCCGCGCGAAACGGCGACGTTGGCGCGCTCAAGCATGCCAACGCGCCTGTTCATGCCGGCGGCAGCTTTATCGACGCCGCCGATTTTGCGGGCCACGTCGCCGAAAACGCGGCCGGTGCGGTCGCGCGCGGTGATGATCGCCTCGGCGTTGAGTACGTTTACCATTTCATTTTTCCTTTAGACGGACAGCTTTTCGCTTGGCGTGCGCAACCGCGCGCGTTGCCCAGCGCACAAGATCGTCCAGCGTCATCGCCTCGACCTGTGCCGGATCGAAACCTCGTTCGAAAATCAGATGGTCGGCGAGGTCGTCGAGGTGTTTGCCGACTTCGCCGAAAAAAAACTTTTGACGGCGTCGCGCAGCGCCAGGGCGTCTTGCAAGGTCAGGCGATCCATCAGAATCGGGTTGCCGCCGCTCAGTTCCTCGGCATAGCGCCGGATCGTGACCAAATCGTCCTGCGGCACCATTGCGTTCGCCGAAACGATAAGGACGGTCGGGTCGCCCAATTCCATAAAATCTTTGTATGTCGGCGGGCGCAGCCGCAGTTCGCGCACCAGGCCGCCATGGTCCTCAAAACCCTTTTCGAGCGCGATGACGCGCGCGCCGTCCGGCGCGATTGTGAAGTTGGGCTTGTCCATTGGTGGTTTTCCTCTGTTGTGACAATGAGTTGTCAACGGCTGACAAGGCTGACAACCGTGGTTTTCAAACTACCTAACTGGTCAAAATCCGGGGGCGCCTACACCCGCAGGCCGGAGGGGCCGGGGAAGGACCCGCGCGAATTCGTGCAGCCAGACGAATTACAATTCGCCCGCCGTTTGCTTGCGGGCGATCGTTTTGCCCGCATCGGTCGCTCCCCACATGAACGGGCCGATCACATCCGGCATGGTCGAGTGGCAGATTGCGAGCTTGTGTTTGACCAGCGCATATAGCTCAGGGTCGCCGCGCTCGCTGGCGCTTAGGTGAAACGGCTGCATCGCGAGTGCGCGCAGCGTGTCGCGCTGGCGTCTGGTCATTGATCGGGCGAAGGTTAATTGTTCATCGTTCGGCTTCTTCATAGCGGTGCCTCCTGGCCTAGCTGTCCGGGCATGCCTTTTCCGCTAGGACAGCGAAAAGGCCCGTAAAATAAGGGTTTGTCCTAGTGTCCTAGCTGTCCTAGTAAAAATAAAAATTAGAAGGAAACGCCGACAATTAAGTCGCGTGAATTTCTTCTACGCGCGCGCGCGACTAGGACAGCTAGGACACTAGGACAAGCGCCCATTTTTCGGGGGTTTCTGCTGTCCTAGTGAATTGCCGCACTAGGACAGCTAGGACAGTTCAAGGCAGAACAAGGTCATCGTCCGGCAAAACTTCGCTCTCGCTCGCCGGAAGCGCGGGCCACTCGACAGGCTGGCCAAGCAATTCCTCAAAACTATCCCGGCATTCGGTGAGCGTCGGAAGCTCATAAACCCACGGCCGCTTTCCGGCATCGTCGGCCCTGGCTCTCACCCGTCTGATAGCAGGCGCCATCTTCGCGAGGCGATGGCCGAATGTGGCCTTGTCGCGCTTGCGGCCGGCGCCGATCTCATCGGACGATTTTAGATAGTCGCTGTATAAGGCATCAATCGTTACTGAATTCGGCCAGCCGGCCAGGCGGCTGGTCGCCATGCCATCCATCAAGCGGTTAAACCACCAAGCATCAAGCGGGTCGAACGAGCGCATTTTCTGTTCGAGCAGCGCATGCGTGCGCGGAATTTGCCGCAGGTTGACCTTGTCTAAGTCGAAGTTCAGCAGGTCATAGAGCAGGCGCTCGCGGCCGCCGCGATCGAGTTGATCCTGCATTTCCTGAAAGTATTCGTGGTTCTGCGCGACGCGCGGATGCACGTCGAGAACGCAAAACCGGCGCTCGTCCATGCCGGCCGGCACGACCCAATCCTCGTTGCTGGTCATCATGAGCCGCACGAAATTCCGAATGCGAATCGGATCGATGCCCTTCGATTCGATCATTTGCGATTCGGACGTAATCAGGCCTTTCAGTCGACCCTCGGCATGCTTGTCGCCGGCCCACACGGCTTCCTCGGCTTGCAAAAGCAGACACGACGCCATGTGAGCGTTGAATTGACCGGTGATGTACCGCGGATCGTCCACCTGGAAATAATGCGCCGGGATGACAGACCCGATCACCTCGCCGACTTTCGTCTTGCCGGTGCCCATGCGACCGCGCAACACCAGCGCCGTGCCGACCCGCTCGCGCGGTCGCTGCACAATGTGCGCAAACCAGCCAAAAACCCAATCGAACAGCGCCGGATCGCCTTGGCAAACCTGATTAAGCAGGTGGTCGCGAAATATCGACCACTCGCCCTCGGTCGAAGGCTCGACGCCGAAACCGCGCCACAGATTCAGATAGCCAGGTGCGCCGGCGGTGCCGTCAGGGTTCGGAAAAAACTCGATCCCGGAGAATTGACGCCGGCGGCGATCGGTGCGCCAGGCGCGGCCCCAGCTGATCGCCTTAAGCTTCCCGTCTGCCGCGATCACCTCAGTAAAACGATTCGCAAACCACTGGTCGAACGCTTCGACCGAAAGAACGCGCACCCGATCCTCGATCGGGCCGGCCGGCTGCTCCTTGACGACAACCGCGCGTCCTCCCCAGAGGACTAGCGCGTAATCGCGATTGATCGCCTCGGCATCATAGCCCCACGCGCGCGGCCCTGACTCGCCTTCATCGGGCGCCGCCTCCGGTGCAATGGGCGCAGATTCGCCGACGGCGTCGACAAGGGCGGCGATGGCCTCGGCGCCTTCGGTGTCCGCAGGCACGGCTGCGCCCTCGCCGTCC